GTGTCATGGGTGCTCCTAAGACAAACGTTAGGCAGCGCTGGGGTTACTTTGATTCAAACGATGGAATGTTTTTTGAACAATTATCTACTGGCTTATCAGTAGTTGTTAGAACATCTACTTCAGGATCTCCAGTAGACACTAAAGTAGCTCAAAGCTCTTGGAACATTGATGTCATGGATGGCACTGGTTCGGCATCTAATCCATCTGGAGTGTTACTAGATCCAAGTAAGCAAAATCTATATATCCTAGATTATGTTTGGCAGGGCGCAGGAAGAATTAGATTTGGCATAATGATCAATGGTGGCATTCAATATGTTCATCAAATCAATAACTCTAACGTAATCACTGCCCCATATTTAAGATCTCCATCAAAGCCTGGGCGTGTTGAGTTATCAAACCTTGGTGTTACAGCAAGCACTACAACGATGGATATCATCTGTGCTACAGCCATTAGAGAAGCTGTAACAGATACATTTGCTCCATATTCATTTTCAGCAGCATCTGGAGCAACAAAACAAACACTAAACTCTACTACAGTTCCACTTCCTATTATTTCTATTAGGCCAAAAGCTACTTTCAACGGGTTAACAAATAGAGTTCCAATTAGAGCAAATGACTTTGACGTCTTTAGCCTTCAAGATGCAGCATTCATTCAAGTAGTCCTAAACCCAACACTAACAGGAGCGTCATGGGTTTCAGCAGGAACTAACAGTGCTGTTGAATACGATATCTCTTCTACTGCAGTAACAGGGGGCACAGTCTTATATCAAACCTACGTAACTGGCGGCGGTAAGGGAGCTGATGCTCTAACCGATCTTAGTGATGAGATAATCCTAGGACTTGATATCGCTGGAACAACTCCTGATGTCTTATCCATCATAGGAACTAAGCTTGCAGCCAATACAGACACATATGCAGCTATTAGGTGGAGTGAATTTCAATGAGCGATTCTCTTACTCTAGACTGGTCAGAGTTTAAGTCTTATATAGCCACCAACTACATTCCATTTAAACAACTAGTTAGAAACAACGCCTACTGGCTCTATCTCTCTGATGGTGCACTAACGGCTCAATGCACAATAAATAAAGATGGTGGATCTGATCAACTTGATTACGAAGCAAGCTATCAATCAAAAGCCAACGTAACTAATCCTTACTACTCACTATCCGTAGCTTTTAGGCAATCAGCTACTACTGCAGCTAACTCAACAGTACTCTCTTTAAGAAATCCCATAGGCTCTACTAGAACTCTTTTTATAGAGCTCATTAACTTAAACATGAGTTTTGATTCAGCAGCTCCTATAACAAGATCCACTCAAAGTTATTACATTTGTGGATTCAATACAGCTACTCCTACTGGAGGCACGGCATTATCAGTAGCTAACCTAGACTCTTCTAATCCAACAAGCCAAGTAACTGACGCTAGATTTGCCGATACAGGACTTACTACTAGTGGTGTAGCTTTTGGCAACAGGATCATGACAATTTCTTGTCCAGCCACAGATCAAACTATTGTTAACTTTAAAAGAGAAAAACCTTTTATTAAACTAGCTCCAGGCGAAGGACTAGCTATAAAACTTGGCTCAGCTGCAGTCGTAGGACAAGCTTTGGCTGGTGAAATCTGTTGGAGCGAAAGATAATCACTTATTAATAAAAAAGGATCTTATGAATAACGTAACTTCTTACTTAGAAGACTCTATTGAAAACGTCGCATCACAATTATTAGAAATTAACGATACCGTATCTGATATTTATAAAGTGTACTTCTCTACCTCTGCCTCCACTCTAGTAGGCGCTCTAGCATCAGACTCTACCCCAGCCACAGTATCCTCTAAGCTTACCAAGGGTAAATTCATTAACGGCATTACTATGTGTGAAAACATTATTAACTTCATTAACAACCAAGCCGTAGCCACATCTGATTATCTAGCTACTTCTGAAAACCTAATTAATGGCTCTGATCAAGCCTCTCAATCTCTATCTCAAGACGTAGAATCTATAGGCACTAGACTTCAAAATCTAGGCGGCACTCTTATCACCCTTAATCAAACTGTAAGCTCTTTATTAAATCTATATAACGCAGCACAGCTATCTGCTGTTCTTACAGCTATCTCTGGTGATCCAGTAGTTATTGGTTGCTCAACAACAAAAACTAAATTTTTATCAGGCGTGACTTTACTACAACAGTTTAATAACCTAATGAATAACAGTGCAGTTACCACTGGAGATTATCTTTCTACGATATCTCAATGGAACCAAGGTTTTTAAGCATTTAAAATGAAATCATTAAAAGATTTAAACCCTAATCCTAGCAACCCTAGGAAAATTACTGATGAAATATTAAATAGTCTTCAAAAATCATTAGTAGAATTTGGAGACTTATCAGGGTTTGTTTTCAATAGAACCACAAATAGATTAGTGGGTGGTCATCAAAGGCAAAAAGTATTGCCTGATGTGCCTATCGTTATAGATAAAATATATAGTGAACCAACCAAGGCGGGCACTATAGCTGAAGGTCATTTAGAAATAGATGGCGAAATTCATAAATACAGAGAAGTACTTTGGGATGAGGTCAAAGAAAAGGCAGCCAACATAGCAGCAAATAAACATGGCGGCAGCTGGGATTACGATATTCTATCAGATTGGTTAATTGATTTAGATAGTCACAATATAGATCTTGATCTAACGGGCTTTGATAAAAAAGAAATAGAAGGTCTATTAGTAGGTAAAGCAGATAAAATCATAGACGATTCTTTAATCGATGTTAGGCAATATATCGTAGCTATTACCTGTAAAGATGAACTCCAAATGCAATCTCTATTTGAAGAACTTCAAGGTAGAGGGTTTGAATGCAAACTTATCACGTAAGATTAATATCTGAAATATTCAAAACATATCGCTGTCAAAGAGCTGCTAACTCTTTAGATATTGATGTTGAAAAGAAAAGCATTCACGAACTCAAAATAACAGCTGATTTAACCTCTCCTTTCAATATTGGTCTTATCTTAGGCTCATCAGGATCTGGTAAAACAACTCTTGCTAAGAAAATCTTTGGAGATGATATCTTTAAATCTTATATTGATCTGTCAAAACCAGTCATAGATCAATTTCCACAAGAGCTTGATTATGATACCTGCTCACAACTTCTTGCAGGAGTAGGCTTAACAGCAGTTCCTTGTTGGATTAGACCAGCATACACACTATCAAATGGACAACGAGCTAGAGCAGAAGCAGCTCTTGCTATGTGTCAAAACCAAGAAATTATAGTCATTGATGAATGGACTTCAGTAGTAGATAGAACCGTTGCTAAGGTAATGTCTCATTGTATTCAAAAAGCTGCTAGGAAGTTAAATAAAAAAGTTATTCTATTATCCTGTCACTATGATGTTACAGAATGGCTTAATCCTGATTTCATTATCGATTGTAATGAGGAAAAATTCATTGATCGGAGGTTACTTCAGCCAGATCAAAGAAAAAGAACAGAACAACTCACCTTTACAATCAGAGAAGTCCCCAGATCAACTTGGAAGAATTTTAGCAAGTATCACTATCTAAGTGACCAACTCCCAGGTGGAAAAACTGAAACCTACGGCATCTTTCATGAAAATAACCAAATAGGGTTTCAAGCCTTCACTAATTACGTGCCGCGTAGAAAACCATGGCATAAAATGCAAATGCATATAAATAGAACCGTCATTCACCCAGATTATGCAGGCCTAGGCTTAGGCATTAAACTAATGAATCAAACAGCTCAAATGATGGCGCTTAAAAACTATGATGTAAGAATCAAATTCTCTTCTATCCCTGTTCTTAAGGCCATGCAGAAAGATCCTAAATGGAAGCTTATAGCCCTAGACACTCCTATAGGACTTCAAAAAGGCACTAGCTCTAGTTTAGGTAGGAATAAAACAAAAACTACTGACGGTGGATTTAGAAAAAACTGCAAAACCTACTCTTTTAAATATATTGGGAATATCTAGACTTGAACTCTTCTAACGTTAACCAAAACAAAATAGGGTTTTCTATCTCTATTGCAAATACTTCCCTAGTACTAAACAGCTCTGGCATTGGATTAGTTGTTTTCTTTATACTTTTAATACGACACAATAACTTTATTGGCTTTTGATAATGCAATACCAAATATGAATACTTATTCTTCTCAAATTTCTTTCTATAAAAAGACTTATCTTCCCTATACTCTACAGTCTTTTCTCCATTGGCTATTAAATCAAACCAATGCTTCTTTATACGAAGCGTTAAAAGCATCTTTATTTATTATCATTAAACCATTGAATTCTAAACGTTTTATCTATAAACAGAAGTAAATTACTAAAGTATGGCAAGAGCTAAAATAGATATAAATTGGGAAGAATTTGAAAAACTGTGTGGCATTCAATGCACTCTTATAGAAATAGCCGCATGGTTTAGATGCTCTGAAGATACTATAGAGCGTGCTGTTAAGCGTCATTACAACCAATCATTTGCGGATGTTTTCGAGCAAAAAAAGGGAATTGGTAAGATTTCTTTAAGAAGAAAGTTATATCAAAAAGCAATGGAAGGAAACCCAGCCCTTCTTATTTGGTTATCTAAACAATGGCTTGGTTACACTGATAAGCTAGAACAAAAACAAGAAGTAACTGCTACAATTAAAGATGAGGTTTATGACACCCAATTTGGACCAACCTCAGAACCAAATAAAAAGAACTCTTAAGTTATATTCTCCTCATTCTGGTCAGCTTCAGGTTCATCAATCTAAAACTAGATTCAATATTGTTTGCTTTGGTAGGCAAAGCGGTAAGACTACTTTTGGTATTAATAAAATATCTGACAAAGCATGGAAAGGCCCTAGACAGGGTGTATATTGGTATATTTTGCAAACATACGATGCAGCTCAAGTAGCTTTTAATCGTATGTTTAATTTCTATCTTCAGGCACCAGAAGCTTTTGCTAAACCACCTAATAAATCAGATCTAAGTATTCAATTTAGACATGGTCCTACCATTACCTATAAGTCTGGTAAGAACTATGAAGACCTACGCGTAGAAACACTAGATGGTGTTGTTATCGATGAATATAGACAGCAACATCCAGATCTATGGCCAATGGTTATTAGGCCTATGCTTGCAGCTAAAGGTGGTTGGGCTGATATTCTATCTACTCCTAACGGCTTTGAGCACTTTTATGATTTATTTGAAAAAGCTAAGACAGATCAAGAATGGTCTACATTCCATGCACCATCTACAGTAGCTCCTTGGTGGACTGAAAAAGAAATAGAATCAGCTAGATCAACAATGTCAGAGGCTGAATTTGCTCAAGAGATTCTAGCCGAATTCCGTGATCTTACTTCTGGCAAGGCTTATCTTACATTTGGTGATCACAATATATTACCAACATCTCCATTCTGTCGTGATGGCTCATTAGTTCATCCTTCTCTTCCCGTAGTAGTAGGACTAGACTTTAACGTAAGTCCAATGGCCTGGTGTTTAGGTCAACATAGAAATGGAGACTTTTATTTCTTCGATGAAATCTTCCTTGAAAGGTCGCACACACCAGAAGCAGCTAAGGAACTCATTTATAGGCTGTCCAACATGCGGAACAGTGGTCTACTTAAATCGTATCCACAAGTTCTCATCGCGGGAGATTCTACTGGCTCAGCTACAAAAACATCTTCGGCTGGCCAAAGTGATTATGACATTCTGCAGCGAATGCTCACGGAAGCAGGATTCACTTGGTCCAATGTAACTCCAACAGTTAATCCACACGTTAAGGATAGAGTAAACACAGTAAACTCTAAATGCCGTGCTGCTGATGGATCAGTGCATTTATGGGTTAATCCTAAATGCAAATACACCATCAAAGACTTTCAAAGAGTAACTTGGAAAGAAGGAGCTAATGCAATCTTAGATCAAGTAAAAGATAAGATGCTTACTCATATGTCTGACGCAGTAGGTTATCCAGTATGTGCATTAGCACCAATTACTTCTTCGATGCCTGTAGGAACATTAAAAGTTATTTATCGTTGATGAATTTATTTCTTAAGTTCACCATTAAGAAATGGTGCTAGAAGCAAGGGATTTAGAATTCCTTATTGTATTAGCAGTAGCTATGGCTATTATTTGGTTAATCGAATTCATCAAATGGATAAAAAAGAACTAAATCCTAATCATCAACATGACCTAGTGGAAAACTGGAAGCTAGATAACTGGTATGGATACGGTTACGGCTATATGGTTTGGGATGAGTGTAAACACTGCTCAGTAATATTTAGAAAATATTGGACTGATCACTTATATACTAAAAAAATAGAGGCTACTAATAGTGAACCAACGCGTACAGCCTGCCTCTAATTCCTCTAAATACAGATCGTTTATTAACGAAAGAGACAAGGCTTTAGAGAAAATCTTTAATAATTATCTAAATATTTTCTCATCCAATCTTAACTTCTTATTAGATCAAGTAATCGATGTAGCAGCTGGATTAAATGCCAAACAACAAAAGTCTCATTATTTAGTAACTGCTAAGCCAATGTATGAACAGAAGCTTGATATGATCTTTAGAATGGCTGCAGCACAGTCATTTGAGCTTGCTAAAAGATTAAGAGTATCAACATACACATTAGCTCATGCTGGAGAAGCAGAAGCATTATCTAGATCAACAGGTAATTCTAAAAAGGTTAGGGTCAATCAAGAGACTTTAACTAAAGCCATGAACAAACAAACAATGAGTGGTGGTTCTTTAAAAGATAGAATTGATTTAATCTTTAATAGACTAAAGCGTGATGTAATAGACGCTATAGAGTTAAGTCTAGTTCGTGAAGACAACGTAGAAGATACAATTGCTAGAATTAAAAGAGCATTCCCAAAGCCTTATCAAGTAAAGCGCCCCCCAAGGGAGCTTAAACCAGTTAAAGTTAAAGAAGCAGATTACAAGATTGGTAGAGGCAAAAGCTTATCTGATGGCATTATTGATAATGATGCGTGGCAACAAGTAGTTGATGATTACTTTGATGAGATTTTAGATGATAGAATGCCATTTGGTAGATCAGATTACGATGCATATAAAGTAGATAATGAATATGCAGTAGCTGGTGAGTCAGAAGTAGAGACAAGATATGGTTGGGAATTAGAACAAGAGATGACCAACGATTTTGTACAGAATGTTCGCGATGGACAGATAGATGCGGCTAATGAGAATGGTATAGAAGATTTTCAATGGATAGCTATAATCGATAATAAAACAGATGAATGTTGTGCCTGGCGTGATGGGTTGACTACCAAAGAGATTGAGGAAGAATTACAAAGTAATCATAAGGATGATGAGTGTGATACAGTAGTTCCTCCTGCTCATCCTAATTGTCGATGCACTCTTGCTCCAATGGTAAAAGATATGCCAGATGCACCACTGCCAGACTTTGGGGGATTTGACGAATGGTTGATGAGTTAAACAATGAAGATGTAGCTATTGAGTCTACTGTTGTAAGAGCTAAGACTCTAGCTCAAGGACTTTCGTTTAATCCTGATGAATATGCTTTTGACGATATTATCGTTCCTGACAAACTTACATTTACTCCAGCTAAATCTATTGACGAAGTTCATACTTGCGCTGAATTAGTTCATTTTGCTGAAAAAGAAAAAGAAGTAGAAATTGATGCAAGAGTCTTACACTTAACCGATAGAGGGTTTGAGAAAGTAAGATTAGATAAAAGTAAGTTCATTGAAACATTTAAAAGTAATAATGTAACGGTAGAGAAGTTTAGAGAATCGTATGACGCATTCTCTACAGATGGTGGTTATGGTGGATCGAATGCTGGATTGGTTGGGGACGATTACATTCCGCTCCTTGGTGGTCCCTTTAATAAGCAGCTTTATTATTATGATTATCTTAGGATGCACGCGATTGCTTTTAATGCGCTTCACCATGATCCATTAGCAAAGCGAATAGTTAATATCATAGTAGATTTTACCTTAGGCAAAGGATGGCGAGTAGATTGTAAGAATAAGGATGCTTTAGCCTTATGGCGTGCATTTGAAGAGGTAAATAATCTTTATGATCTAATGCTTTATCTCGCTAAAGAGTTAAGTACTTATGGTGAGGTAATGATTTGGGAGCTACCTAATAATGACACTAAAATTCAATATCGTGTCTATCCAGGACAAGAAGCACCTAAAGGACTTATCCCACGGATAAGGCTCATCGATCCATCAGTCATTTGGGAAATCGTTACATTCCCAGAAGATATCTCAAGAGTGCTCTACTACCAATGGGTAGCTCCCACACAGTATCAAACATATTCAGGAACAGATGCTGGTAAGCCAGTTACAACTACTAAGTTCATCTATGATCAAATTCCTGCTGAAGAAGTTATGCATTATAAGATCAACTGCGTATCAAACGAAAAGCGTGGAAGATCTGATTTGTTTCCAATCTTAGGGTATTTAAAGAGAGCACGTGATATCGTTAACTGTGATGTAATCGCTGCTCAGAAAAACGCAGCTTGGGCTATTGATACTACTATTGAAGGCTCTCAAGTAGATATTGATAACTATATAGCCCAGCAACAAGCATTAGGAACTTTTGCTCCAATGGGTTCTGAGTTTGTTCATTCTAAAGCAGTTCAAAGACAATATCTCTCTAATGCATCGTCTACAGGCAAAGCTAATACAGCAGCATTTCAAAACGTATTGTCTATGATTGCTATAGGCTCTGGTATTCCAGCTTCTTATTTAGGAACCCTTCATTCAGCAGGACAGAATAAGGCATCGGCATTAGTAGGAACGGAACCAGTAGCTAAGATGTTTGAGATGCGTCAATTTATCTATGAGCAGATCTTAAAAAAGCTAGCTAAGAGATTATTTAATAAGTTTGGGTATGATGATGATATCGAAGTAACCTTCCCAGAAATTATTACTCAAGATAGATCAGCTAAGCTTAAAGACTTGGCATTAGCTGAAGAGATGCGTTGGATCTCACAAAAGCGTGCAGCTACCATGGCATCTAAAGAGTTTGGTGTATCTGATTATGAGTGGGAAACAGAGAAACAAGAAATTGCTAACTCACCAGCTCCATTAACCACACCAGGAACGTTAACTCCAACTCCACCGACAGCACCTGTTGCTGATGATAATGAAGGATCTACTTCTGCAGTGACCTCAGAAGATAGAGAAGATTACAAGGATAACTATGACAACTAATAATCCTTTAGATGACATCGATCTAATTTGGGACAACCCACATAAGTTTGGAATGCCTACATTTGAAGAGTTCTGTAAAGATCCTGATAAATGGCGTCAAAAGGAAGATGAACAATTTGCTTTAGCAGACAAAGGTTCATCTATCTTAAAGCATTATGTAACCAAACAAATATACGAGATTGATGGATATCGTTGCAGAAGTCTTGATGAGGTTGATAAAATAGCTAAATCTCAAGGGTATAGTTTAGATCAATTAGAATTTAGTCCGGTTATTATTCCTGATGTTGGAAGAAAGTGTAAACTACTTGTAAGATTCAGAATTAGGAAAAATAATAATGGGGGGACACTTGGATAACAAAGCAGACGTAGAAGGAAAGCCATCAGTAGGTATTAAATCTTACTGGTCTTGGATTGCTCCTAAGAAGCTGTCTAAGCAATCAGAGTCAGCTAATGACGATAGTGAAGTTGCTGTAAATACACAGACATTAGTTCCACAAGAAGTAACGGATGCATTAGTAGAAAACCCACAAATGAGTGGAGCTACTTTGATTAACTGGCTAAAGGCCAATGGGTTTGAAATAAAAAAAAAAGTATAAATGAGGCTAATTCAGCCAGTTCGTTTGCAGCAGTAACAAGGTCGGGGGTAGCTGCTATTAATCAGTTAAAGGGTAATAAGAAGAAAAAAGAGAACCAAAAAGAGTCAGCACCTAATCTAGGTAAGGCTGATTTCAGACTGCGCTGTAAGTTTTTAGAATCAGCAGCATCTGATAACGGTATAGGTCCAACCAAGTTTAAAGTAGCGTTAATTCAAGAAGGCTTAGGCAATTTTGAAAACGCTTTCTATTATTCTAGATCAGCACTTGAAAGTGCTATTCCAATCTTTGAAGGCAAGCAGTGTTTTATAGATCATCCTGATGCTATCGAAGAAAAAACACGTCCAGAACGTTCGGTTAAAGATATTGCCGGATGGTTTGAAAACGTCTCTGTTGTAGACGGAGACGGTAATCAAGCTATGTTAGTAGCTGATTTAAATATCTTACCTGATGAAGATTACAAATGGGTTAGGTCGTTACTTCAGCATTCAGTCGAATACGCACAAAAATATCCAGATAAAGATTTGGTAGGTCTATCAATTAATGCATCAGGCCCAGCAGAGCCAATGCCATTAGAAGATTTAATGAGTAATGTAGACATACCAAAATATGCACTTCCTAAGTTAGCAGAAGCTAAAGATAAGGGAGTAACGAACGTAAGAGTGGTTAATCAATTAACTGAAGCCATGTCCTGTGACCTTGTTACTAGGGCTGGTGCCGGTGGACGTGTTTTAGAAATGCTCGAAAAGGAGATGAATAAAATGTCTAAAAAAGAAGAAAAAAAAGAAGAGAAAGAAATGGAAAAGAAAGAAGCTGAAGGCGTTGATCACGATGGTGGTCATGACGATGCTGAACAAGACAAAGCTTTGATTGCTAAGATGTTAAAAAAACACCTTGGTGATGATGCTACTGAAGAAGATATGCAATCAGCACAAGAAGCTTATGAACATCTTATGAAAGCTGACGGCATGAAACATGACGAAGCTATGAAAATGGCTGCTGGCCATATGAAACTTGCTAAAGCTATGCTTGCTAAGAAAGAAGCTGCTAAAAAAGAAGCTGAAGAGAAAAAAGCTGAAGCAGATAAAGCAGACAAAGAAGATAAGATGATGGATGAAAGCGCTGAAGAGAAAAAAGAAGAAGGCAAAAAAGAGTCTGAATTCTTGCGCTTAAAAGGTGAAGTAGCTTCGTTACGTGAAGCATTGCGTAAACAAGATGTAGAAAAGCATCTTGAGAAAAAGTTAGCGCAAAGTGGTCTTCCACGTACAGTAACGAAAGCATTCAAAGAATCGATTGGTCAGCCTAAGACTGAGGCAGAGATTGATCGTGCACTAGCAATTTTCATGGAAGGTTATAAAGCTACCAGAGGTTTGTCTGGTGCTCTTAACTTTGTACATGGAAATGAAAAACGCGTAAGCGCAGTAACAGAAAGCAACGGCAAATTAAGCTTTGCTGATTGCGTAAAAGAATAACTAAGGGAGAAAACATAAAATGGCATACGGGACTACTGTTGCTAAAAACAGAATTGTTAGACAAGTAGCACCTAAGAGCATTTTTGCTTCTGCACAACCTGTGTTGAGCTCTGCTGTTTCGTTTAATCAAGGTGATTTGATCGCTTTTGATACGACAGACAAGATCTTAAAAGCAGTAACTGCAGATACAGACGGTGCAAACATCTTAGGCGTTGCTCCAGTATCGGTATCAGGTGGTAAAATTGTTAGCCCATATCAAGGCACTGCAGTAGATGCAGCTCAAGCTATTACTGATATGAGCGGACCAATTTTCGGTGTTGTAGCTAAGTTGAAACTTTTAGCAGGTGATGCTTTTGAACCAGGCGACAAAGTATATTTGACTGTAGCAGGCGATGCACAAACAGTAACAAGCACGGATCCAGGTGATCATATGCACGTTGGTATTTACCAAGGCGTATCAGTTGGTTCAGCTGCAGCAGGCCAAGAAGGTGAAGTACTTGTTGGTGCTCGTTACGGCCTTGATGGCTTGTCTGTTTGATAAAAGGGGATAATCAATGAGCGAAAAAACTACAAAGCTCGCGTTTAAAAATACAAGAGCTGAAAACGAAAAAGAAATCGTTCGTGCATTGCGCAAGAACGACGAAGTAATGAAATTGCAAGAAAGCGTTCGTGCAAAAACTGGCATCGACATGTTTGATGAAAAAGAATTTCCAGTTACTGAGCGTCGCTTTTCTTGGAAAAAGCTAGAGCAAAAGCTTATCGAAGCTGACTCTGCTAGCGCTTTTCCACAAGTTCTACGCGCTGGTGTTCAAACGATTGCAGATGCTGCATATCAATCAACAGCAACGACTTTTGAAGACTGGACACATACTGTTCAATCGACAAAGGACACGGAACTTTATGCTCCATTGCAAGGCATTGCATTTCCACGCCAAGTAGGCCCACAAGAGATTTATCCAGAAGTTGGTGCTGCTGGTTTGGATATTAAATTAAAGAACTACAAATACGGTTCGATTTTTCCACTCGAAAAAGAATTGCTTGAAGATGATCAAACGGGTCAGTTTGCAAAGCAAGCAGGTCTTTTAGGTGAGTACATGAAGATCGTTTTGGAAGTATGGGTTATGGGCAAATTGGCATCGGTATCGGGCATGAAATATGCTGATTTATCGGTACCAATTAGCGAAACCAAACCATCGACTGAAGCTACCTATCCATGGTCGACTTCGTTAGTTGGTGGTGGTGCTAACCGCCCAGGTTCGTACGGTGCATTGAACCAAGCAAATATCCAATCTGGTATCATTGGTTTAATGAACCAAAAAAATATCCTTGGACTAAAAATGCTAGTACGTCCAAGCCGTATTTTAATCGGTCCAACGTATTCGTTTGATTTGTCGGTGCTCTTAAACAGCTCCTACTATCCAAGCGGTGCAGCAGCTACGGGTAACGTAGGTGGTGCATTTGCAATCAATACTCTTAAAGGTATTGCAGACAGCACTGTTAGCCGTTTCATGTTTAAAAACGATGGAACAGTTAATGGTGATTCTAAAGCTTGGTATCTTCTTGATGATTCTGTGCCCTGGTTTGTTGTTCAAATCCGTGAGCCAGTACTCGTTGAGCAAGAAAATCCTGCTAGCGGTCAAAGCTTTGATCGTGACGTTGTCAGAACTAAAGCACGTATGCGTGCAAACGCTGACTTCATCGATCCACGCTTTGCATGGCAAGGCAACGACGGCAGCGTCTGATTTATCTAGGATGGCGGGGGGCTTAATGCTCCCCGTCGTTCTTTATGGAACATTTAAGTAAAGAGACAATATGACAACAGCAGTAAAAGTAATTAAGCGTAGAGCAAATACCAATGTGGATGCAGGCTATTCAAAGCCTATGGCTACGCAATCAGTAGATACGCCAGTAGTAGAAAAACATAAATTTTTAAGTGTAGCAGAGAAGGTGGCTCAAAGTGATGTATGCGTTCTTAACTGGATGTTTCCAGGGGCTCGTGAAGCATTTCCATTAGAGCCTAAGATGCGTTCAGTTAGACGCTATTATCCTTATGCTAAAGGTGGTCCATTACTTATTGATGAGCCACAAAGATTAGACGAAGAACAAGCCTGTCAAAGAAAAGCAGATGTTCTAGCTAGACAAGGCTTTAGATATCTAATTCTAAAATCAGGAATGACTGAAGTAGATGCCATCTTTGAACTTGAGAGGAAGATAAACTAATGGCTTTTGCAGATATGGCAGCAGCAGTTAGTTCTTTACGAAACCTGTTATTTGATGGGCCAACAGATAAGATGGCTTATCAGAAAAAGTGCTTTGGTAAAGTAGATGGAGTAAACACGCTCTTTAAAACGTTTGAGTATAGACGTGTTACCGACTTTACCGTTGCCCCTGTAAATAACTTTGGTGTGTATAAGAACGGTGTGCTGCAAGCTGAAACTGCAATTGCTACAGATGATACCGCATCAGGTCATTTTACATTAGTTACACCTCCTGCTGGATCGACAGGAACAGGTGATGTAATTACAGCGTCTTACTATTATCAGTTCTTTAACGATGCTGAGCTTCAGCAATACATTACAAATGCTGTTCAGTGGTTAGGGTTAGGAACAGATCCAACAACAGTTCCTGATGGATTAGTTCCTTCTTGTTTATATTTCGCAGGCCAAGAAGCATATCACATGCTTGCAATTAGATGGTCTATGCGTGTTAGCGAAATCTATCAGTTAGAAGATGCACCAGATGAATCAGTGATGGCTCTTTCTGATACGTACAGGAAGATGTCTACAGACTTTAATAATAAATCTATGAAGTTAAGAGATGATTATTACGGAAGACAGGGTCAATCACTTGCTCCATTGTTTGGAGTAAACGCAGGGGCTGTACGTGATTACATGCCTAGGAGATAAGCTTTGGCAGATATAAAGCCTCCTAAGATATCTATGGAGATGT